GTCGGCCGGCCGCCAGCCGAGCAGCTCGTCGCGCACCTCCAGGCGGAGGGTCTCGATCGCCGTGCGCCCGCCGGCGCCGCTGCGATCGGCGAGGCCCTTGGTGACCAGCACGACAGCCAGCGTCGCGCCGACGCGCTGCCGGGTGATGCCGGTGCCCACCGCCGCCTCCTGGCCGCTCTCGCCGGTCAGCAGCACGTAGGCGGCCGGCGTGCGCGGCGGCGCCTGGTCCCGCGCGACCAGGTCGGCCAGCGTCTGCGCGCCATCGACGTCGAGCAGCGCCACGCGGCCCGCGCCCTTCGCCTCCAGAAGCCGCTCGATCGCCGCGGCGACCAGGTCGGTCATGGCGCACCTCCGGCGGCTGCGACGCCGGGAAGCCCGGCGCCCAGGTACTTGGCGGAGAGCGCCAGGATCTCGCCGCTGTCCTCTTCGTCGAAGCCGAGGAAGGGGCGCGCCGGGATGTTGACCTGGCTGGTCTTCACGAAGGCGCCGCTGGCCAGCCGGAACGCCAGCTGCGGCACGTTCTTCGCCTTGATCGTGCCGCCGAACTGGTGAATGGCGGCGTAGATCACGTTGGTGCCGACCTCGGCCGAGCTCGCGTCGCTCTGCGAGACGATCGAGCCGCGCAGCTGCGCCTTGTCGGTCAGGGTCTTCCCCCCGGTCAGCTTGGCGCGCAGCGACGGCGGCCAGGCGCCGCCACCGGGCCCGGTCTCGGTCTCGAAGCGCTCGTCGGCGCGGGTCTCCAGGTAGCCGGCGAGATCCGCCATCAGCGGCGAGAGGTTCTCGGCGCGGGTCGCCAGGCCTTTCAGGGCCTGGGCCAGCGGCGCGTCGTCGAAGGCCAGTGCGAGCTTCATCGTGCGAGCTTCATCAGTAGCTCTTCAGCGTCTCGCGGCTGACCAGCCGCTCCGGCGCCTCGACGAAGACCGCGCCGCCGCCGGCGGCGGCCGGAGCCGCGCCGGCGACGTCGAGCTGCACCGTGCCGGCAGCGATCGCCTCCAGCTGGCGGATCGCGTCGCGATAGCGGTTGCGCACCTCTTCGGGCGCGTGCGGCCAGAGGAAGTAGAGCGCGATCGCGCTGGCCGTGGGCTTCAGGATCTCTGGCGTCGTGGCGAGCGGCAGGGCGTAGCGCTTGGCCAGGTAGCCGTCGACCACCCCTTGCGCGTCGGCGATGGCGCGATCGAGCACCGTGTCGACGATCGCCTCGGCCGCGCCGTCGCGATCGGTGAGGCGGAGCAGCTCCGCCTCACCGTAGCGATCGATCATCTCGGCCTTGGTCGTGTACATCGCCGCTCCGGCTCAGACCGGCGGCTGCCGGTCAGGAAAGGTTGGAAGCGGGAGCGGGACTCGAACCCGCGACCTCCAGGGTATGAACCTGGCGCGCTGCCGCTGCGCCACCCCGCATCAAGGCGTTGCCGCTGCGCTCAGTCCTCCGGGACCGGCGTGAAGTCAGCGTAGTAGCTCTTGCCCAGCTCGAACTTTGCGGCCGCCGCGGGATTGTCGACGTGCAGCTCGATCGTTCCCCACGGCGTGGCCTTCGAGAACCGCTGGTCCTCCGGAATGGCCATGTCGTAGCGCGGCTCGAAGCGCAGCGTCTTCGCGCCACCGAGCGCGTGGGTCACGGCGATCAGGCAGAACTTCGCGCGCACCATCGTCGGTCCTTCCTACTTCTTCCCCTTGCCGGACTTGCCGGTGGGCTTGGGCTTGGCGGAGTTCGCCGCCGGCTCCGCCCCGGTGACGGTCTCCTCGGAGGCTTCGCCGGCGACCTGGTCGCCGGCGGCAGGCTGCGAGCCCGCCTCCTCTGCCTGGCTGGCGGTGTCGCCACCGGCCGCGGCCGAAGCCTCGGCCGGGGACGGCGGAGCGCCCCCGGTATTGGGTGCATCGCTGTCGCCGCCGGGCGCCGGCTCAACCACGACGGTGGCGATCTCGGTCTCCAGCGCGGGCTCGGCCTGCAGCTGGGCCAGCTGCGCTGCCGTGAAGCGGTCCAGCGGGTGCTCCACCCAGCTCGCGGCATGCGCCACGCCGGCCCGGCGGAAGCCGGGCCGGCGGGCCTTGATGCGGATGACGCGCTGCGTCTTCGGCGCCGACGAGGTCATGGCGGCTACGCCAGCCAGGGCACGACGAGCAGCTCGGCCGTGCCCTTCCACTCGTTGGTCTCGCCGCCCGACGCCAGCTCGCTGTTCAGCAGCTTGCGCCCCGCGCTCTCCAGCGCCGGCGGCACCACCAGCAGGTTCGCCATCAGGCCGAGCGGGCGGCCGTAGTCGCCCTTCATGCCGGCGAGCGCCGCGCGCGCGGTGGCGTAGTTGGCGGCGTTCAGCGTCTGCTTCGAGCCCCAGGCCATCTGCCAGAAGCCGAAGCCGACGTTCAGGCGGCCGTCGGTGCCGTAGACGTACTCGTCCTTCCAGAAGACGTTCTCCGCCTGCGGATCGTCCTTGGCGACGAAGTTGAAGGGCCGGCGGTTCTGCAGGATCACCGGCTTCAGCGCGCGGCTGGTGTCGAGCAGGAACCAGGGCGTGCCGCCGCCGCCGTCGGTGTTGGCGACCGAGACCGTGGCGCCGTTGGCGTCCAGCACCGGGTGATCGCTGTCGAAGAAGTACTGCCCGTCGTAGCACGCGGTGTCGAAGCCGGCCTTCAGCAGCGCGAAGACCAGCTGGTCCTTCAGGGCGCCCGACGCCCGGCCCATCTCGGTGAACAGCGGGCCGTAGACGCCGAGGTTGTCGTCGTCGATGTGCTCGCGCTTGACCGAGACCGTGCCCTCGTAGGTCTTGTTCTTGATCGAGTAGTCGTGCGTGCCGATGTTCTGCACCACGCGGTCGCCGATCCACTCGCGCAGGTTCGGCACCTGGCCGAGCCAGCCGTACTCCTCCTTGCCCGTGGTGGAGGTGACCGGCGTCGCCACCTTCTCGTGCTGCGACGGCGCCATGCCGAGGCCGTTCTGGAACGCGGCCTTGAAGCCGACGCCGAGGGTGATGAGATTTGCCCGGTTGATGAGCACGGAAGCCGCCTCCTGCTAGAACGTGATCTCGACGATCACCAGCGCGCCGACTTCGGCGCTGTTGGTGCCGCCGGGGGTGAGCGAGATGAGCTGGCCGGCCGTCACCGTGTTGGCGCCGCTCGGCGTCGCCTCGTCGATGACGCCGGCGGCACTCCCGCTCTCGGCGATGGTGATGACGCCGTTGGTCACCGGCGTGCCGGCGATCGCCGCGGTGATCGTCGCGTTGCCGGTGGCGAGCGCGCCGTCGACCACCGAGCGCAGCTTGGTGATCGTGCCGGCGACGGGCGCGACGAGGTATGCCGGCGTCGTGCCATCGAGGCCCTCGACCCGCACCGCGAGCTGGTGCTTGTTGGCCCCGATGTTGGCCCGCGCGGTGGCGGCGGCGCCGACGTCGGAGAGGTTGTTGGCCGCCACCAGCGAACCGCCGGGCGCGTCCTGCAGGCCGTAGCCGACGAGCACCCAGACGCCCTGCGCGTCCACGTCGACGATCGTGCCGGCGCGGCTGCGCGTGCCGGTCGCGCTGGTCTTCGCCACGGTCTCGTCGTCGACCACGTAGCAGATGTTGCCGATGTCGGCCTTGGCGATCTCGTCGCTGTCGGCCGAGTTGTTCCACCGGAAGACACCGCGCTCGACGTCAACCGTGATGTCGCCGTTGCTGCCGCCGGCGTTGTCGGCGATCGCGTTGGCGCGGCCCACCGGCTTCAGGCCGGTCGCGGTCGAGCCGGGCACCATCCAGCCGGAGGCGTCGCGGCAGACCAGGGCGCCGGCGTAGATCGTGGTGTCGGCCTTCACCGGGCCGGAGAAGAGCTGGCCCGTGCGGACGGGCGTGTTGCGGTCCTTCGACAGCGCCATCGCGGCTTACCCCTTCGCGTTCTTGAACTGCTCAGCAGTGACGCCGAGCTGGGAGGCGACCGCCGTCTCGTCGGCGGTCAGGCCGGTCTTGTTGTCCGGGGGCGTGCCGCCGGGGACGATGCCGCCGGCGGCGACGACCACGGGCGCCTTCTCCAGGTAGGCGGCGAGTGCGACGCCCTGGTCCTTGTCCCAGAGCTGGCCGGCCCACTCCTCCAGCACCGGCGGCAGCTTGCCGCTCTGCATCGCCGCGGCCACTGCGGCCTTGCGCTTGCCGCCGTTCACGTCGGCCTGCAGCGCGGTCAGCTGCGACTGCAGCGCCGTCACCTGCGCCACCGGCACGAACTGCGCCGGGTCGGGCTTGGCGGCCTTCTGCGCGGCGATCGCCGCGGTCACCTGCTCGGCCGTGGCGGTGGCGGCCAGGCCGGCGGCCTGGGCGCAGAGCGCGAGCGCGCTCGCACCGGTCTTCAGCGTGGCGATCGCCGCGAGGCCGGCGGCCTCGTCGGACTCGGCCGCCAGGCCCAGTGCCTGGCAGAGGGCAGCGGACAGCTTCACGGGCTCCTCCTGAGGAGTGATCGCGGCGTTCAGCGCCACGAGGTCGAGGTTCGGCTTGTTGGTGAGGCCGGCGCGCAGCAGCTTCAGCACGCGGCCGTCGGGATCGTGCGTGAAGACCGGCGAGAGGTAGCGGTACTCGCGGTCCTTCAGGCGCTGCTGCGCCGCCGCGGTCCACTCTACCTTGGCCCAGATGCCGTCTTCGCGGGCCTCCAGGCCCTTGATCCAGCCGGCCGCCGGCGCGGTGCCGCCGACGCCGCGCACCGCCGCCAGGTCGCTCTGGTGGTCGTAGTCGATCACCAGCTCCATGCGCCCGGCCGCGGCCAGCGTCTGCGTGATGACAGTGACGGCGGCGGCCCGGTCGGCCAACTTGTAGGGCCCCTGGCCGTCGCGGCCGCCGAAGGTGCCGAGCGGCAGCAGCTGCACCTCGGCGGGCGGCTGCCCGCTGGACGATGCGGCGAGTTCTACGGCGTTGATGGCGATGCGGCGCGTCACTAGGTGCTCGGGGGACGGGGTGGAGAGGCCTCTGCTCAGAAGCCACCGCTTGCCTCGATGGCGGGCGGTGGCCGAAGATCGTCCGACCCTAGGACCGCGCCGGCCCCCGAACCCATTCCGACAGCGCCGGAAGGCCCCTGCGGAAAGGGGTGCCACGCCGATTTTCCACGTCGGACCCCGCCAGGGACTCTTCGAGAGGCGCGCAGCACGGTTTTTGAGAGGGGTTAAAAGCCCGTCCAGCGGCCTCTGGCGCCGAGGACGGCCCAGGAGGGGGGGCAGCGCCCGGAACGCGCGTACGGGCTTCCTATCGGGTACCCGACGGCCCGCGTTGCCAGGGGCAACCAAAGCCGCTAGTGAGCGGAGGGCTCGAAGGGCCAGCCGGCAGCGGTGGCATACCCCCCGAGCTCGGGCCCGGCGGCTGCCACGCCGGGCCTACGCTGGCTCGACGCCGCGGCCCCCGGGGCCTATATTGCCGGCCTGACCGCCCGGCGAGCCCAGCATTGCACCGGGCTCCATGATCCGGCCTTGGTAGCCGGCCATGATATGCCGGGGAATCGTGCAACCGGACGGGCGGTCACAAGCTTCCTTCGATCAGGCGGTAGGCTGTGGGGTCCAGCAGCAGCCGCCGCTCGACCAGGCCGGCAGTCGCGAAATCCGTCAGGGTGAGCCGCGCGCGCGCGCCGGCGCTGCGGCCCTTCGCGGCGAAGTCCGCATGGAACACGAACTTTGCCAGCCGGCTCTCGCCCGGCACCTCGGCCACGTAGACCAGGTCTCCGTCGCGTAGATCGAGCAGCACCGCCTTCGGCCGGTCGAGGATCGCCGGCAGGCGCTCGAGGAGGCCGGCCGGCACGGCTTGCGCGCGGGCCGCCTTGGCGGGCCGCAGCGCGTGCAGCAGCGGCTCGTCGCGCACCGCAAGCGCGGCCGAGCGCACCGCGAAGCCCTGCTGCACCAGCGCCTGCTCGGCCGCAGGCGACAGCAAGCCCGCCACCTGGCGCGCACCCTGGCGGCGATAGCCGCTGCCCGCCACCACCCGGACCCAGCCCTCGAAGCCGCGCACCAGGTCCGGCAGGACCACCGGCGCGCTCGCCCGGCTGCTCGCCCGCGCCAGTGCCGACGGCAGCTCGGCCAGCTTGTTCATGTAGAGCTGCGCGGCGTGCTCCTGCAGACCGACCAGGCCGACGTTGTGCTGGAAGCCCGGATCGATGCCGCGCGGCACCTCGACGACCTCGCCGGTCCGCTCGTTGGTCCACGGCCTGGTGCCGCCCTCCGGCGGGTGCTCGCTGGGCGCGAGGCCGCGGCGCGCCAGGTCCCGATCGGAGAGCTGCTGCACCGTGCAGCGGCAGCGCCAGCCGTTCGGCGGCAGGTGCGCCTCCCACCAGGCGTGGTCGACGGCAAGGATCGTGCCGTGCCAGTCCCGGTGCTGCGGCCTGGTGCGCGCGTCCATGACGGCGACGTAGCGCAGCCAGGGCCGCGCGTCCCTGCGCCGCTGCATCCGCTGCCAGCGGCCGAAGGCGTAGCTCATGCGCAGGTTGGTGTCGAAGATGATGCGCAGCCGCCTGTTGCTGCCCAGCTGCGCCAGCTCGACGTTGCCGGTCTGCGGGTCGGCGACGAGCTGCTTGCCCCACCAGCCCTTGGCCTGCAGCTCCGGCGCCAGCTCGGCCTTGAACTGCTCGAAGGTGCGGCCGCCTTCCAGCGCCTGCACCATCGCCTGGTGGATGTCGCCGGCGACGTCCGCCGCCGTCGACTTCGCCACCGTGAACGCCGTCGCGTGCGCCCGGGCGTCCCAGTCGCGCCAGTCGTACTGCGGCTCGATCCGCGCGCCCTT